TTGCTCGCAAAGACCGCGCGTTCGTCGGTGTCAAGGTACGCGTAGTTCGCGTAGCATTCCCACTTGTGAATCGCGGCGCTCGGGCCCCACGTGATTCGGAGCTCGACATCGTGGTATTGAAGAGAAATCAACGGCAACGCGGATTGCCAGTTCTCACAGAAGAAGAAGCGAAGCGGGTAGAATTGTTCGTTCGCACCACCTCGGTAGATACCACCTGCGACAGACTTCGACAAGTTCGTCGCGAGAAGTTCCGGGGCGATGTGCGTAGAGAACGCGGAATCTTGTTCATCGATCACTTGACCACCGATGAGAAGTTCAACCTTGGAAATCGCCGTGCTCCAATCGGCAACAGTGTTCGCTTGCGTGCCATCACCCTTGATCGGCATGAAATACACATAGTTAAGAAGGTCACCCTTGCGCTCGAAACGCACGGTAGACATGCCGTTGTTCGACACGTTACCCTGGATGACCTGGCGTTCGGTCGTTTGAGAAAAGTTCGTGTGACGACGGTAAGTAGATCGAAAGAAACTGACTTCGGGCTGACCGACGAGGTGTGCATCTTGGGCACCGACGGCGACGAGTTGGGCAATACCACCAGACATTTTATACTATATTAGTATTTTATTTTTTTAAGCTCGGCCTCGAGATGCTCTATCTTCTGTATGGCTTTCTGGAGGGCTCCATACATAGATGCGTATATTTGATCTGGGTTAAGGAATTTGAGATCCGGAATGCCGTATTTCTCATCAATAGTTTCAATGGATTTAGGCATGACTTCTTCGACCTCCTGAGCAATCCAACCGAGCACGTTTTTGTCTTTTTGATGTTCACTAAAGTCAACAATCCCATCACGCCACGTGAATCGACGAAGTGGTATATTCTTGACGGTTTCATAACATTGATCGATGTCTGCATTAATGATATTCTCTTTGAGGCGTCTATCGGACGTGGATGACCACGTACCACCACCGGATTTTGCCGCGGTTCCAATCACCTCGAGATCAAATGTGGGAGACGACGTTTTAATACCGACACGTCCACTCGTGACGAGGGAATTTGTGATATTCGTAAGTTGTATGGTCGTTGAGGCTGTATTTCCTATAGTCGTGACCTGTTGAAGTGTGTGCGCTGGGGTTATCGATACGGTTCCGAGTGTGATCTTACTCGCCAGAACGTTCCCACGGACGGTGAGTACGTTTGATCCCGTGTCTTGTATCACGACATTTGCACCCACGTCAAGTGTGTGAATGGGTGAAGTATTCGAGATACCGTAATTTGAAATAACCGAATTAAAACCGGTTTGAGCGTTTGAAAACGTAATTTGATTGGTAAAGTTACCACCAATGTTAGATAAGAATCCGGCGTCGCCATAATACGCGGCAGCCGTAATGGCACCTGGAGTCGAAAGGTTACCACCGCCATTGAAATTCATAGTCGTCACATCAATGAGTTCACCTTCGGGTGTGTATGCGACAATATTAGATACCGCAGTTGCAGCTCTGACAGGTCTTATAAATGTTGCGTTTGGTCTTGTAGTATTAAGTGCGGTTGTTCTCGCGTTGAGTACGATTGTATCGTTGTGTTGATTGCTCTGACCGGCCTTGAAACCAATAGCCACGGCTGTTTGACCTTGTTCGATTTCACCGGCTTGGTAACCGATCGCGACTGAATTCGTTTGTTGTCCCTGATAGGCACTCAGATATCCAAGAGCAACAGTGGTATTGTTTTGGGAATATCGACCCGCTCTGTAACCCACAGCAACGCCGTATGGTTGTTGGTTATCTTCACCAGAACCTTCACCAATCGAGACAAAGAATGGCCCTTGGCGGATATTTCCCTCGACACGCATATCACCATTTACGTGTAGGACCTTGTTCGCAAAAGTTGCATTTGTACCAATACCGACACTTCCCGTAAAAACACCATCACCGTTTACAGTTGCGGCTGTCGCTGTGAGACCCGTTGTGAGTAGTTTGTTTGTCGCACCCGTGCACACATAGCCATCAGCGAGGAACTTATTCGTACCACCAGCTTTATCAAGGATGAGACCATCACCAGACGTGTATCGAACGCGTGTGCTCCCGATTTGTAAAGCACCGGTAAGATGCATCTGTTCACCCGGGTTTGTTGTACCGACACCGACAAAGCCACTGTTTTTAATAGTGACGACGGGAGAATTGGCAGTTCTCGACGCACCCGTCGCTTTTGTATCGAATACAATTTCACCGGCTCGAAGTCGAATTCGATCTTTCGTGTCATTTCCCTTGAAGAGTAAGAGTTCCGATACCGTATTCGCTTGGTCAAAGACTCTATTTTCAATCACAGTGTTTGCGTAGCCATTATCTCCAAGTGTGCCACCAAACAGGATGGACTTGGGTCCAACCGTACTATCACTTTGACCAACGTACACGTTACCAGACACATTGAAATCACCGGTTTCGTTAATTCTAAACTTTTCATTATTGTTAATTCTGAAGACATGATTGTATCCGGTGGGTACATTGTATCGCAATTCATTTGGCGATTGTGAAACACTAAAGTTTACGAAATCCGCACCCGCATTATACAAACGAATCTTTTCACCCACAGAATTCTTGAAATTTACGATACCATTCGTACCAACTTCAACGCTTCCATTTACAGCGAGTCGGTTCGTATTAGGTTGTGTACCGATACCGACGTTGCCGTTCATGAACGTGTCACCACCGCGTTTTACTTCGAACCGGTTCGTGATCACATCGGGGTTTTGACCATTCGAATTTACGTCACGAATCACAAAACCCGCATCATTAACGTCGTCGTGGAAATCGAGTGCGAATTTGATTGCATCACTCGTACCAATTTGGCGAAGATACGCCCAATCATTCACAGAACCACCGTGTCCGAATGATATGTAGGTGTTTGAATAGTTTTCAGTATCAACACCCGACACATTCAGGAGTGCGGGGCTTGCGTCGAGGTGAACGTGACCACGCACACGAGCATCACCGACAACATCAAGTTCGTATCCACTCGTCGGTTGGGTCGTACCGATACCCAATTGTCCCGCGGTCGTCATGACCATCATCGGCGTTGCAGTACCGACACCGAGTTCAGTGTCCACATGAGAACCACCTCGGTACCACGCAAAGTTACCCTGTGTTCTAAAATATTGCGTGTTGGTTTGTACACCGAGACCGTAACCAGAACCATATAAATTAATTTTTTGGCGTGTAGATACTGGAAACGTTATATCCGTGAGGAGTTTCATGTCGCCACCAACATCAAGGTTCGCGGTCGGTTGTGTGACCCCAATACCCACAAAGTTGGTCGTATTCTTGTTGAGAATTGTCATGGCCGGTACGCCATTTACATTTTCATTTGACCCGACAATGAGTTGTAAAGCGCCCCGATCTTTATTCGGCGTTCCGACGATTTCTTCGTGACAGAATGACCGAATCTTAGAGAATGCATGCTCACGATTTTTATAGTTTGGCGTTAGTGTCATTTCAACGTTATTCAGTTCGGGTTGCGTACTCGCATACCCACGCTTGATTTTGAGTGCACGTGTCAGACTTCCTTGAATCGATGGTCCGGAGATGATTGTGAGTCTCGAATCTGCATCCGTCGTGCCGATACCGACGTTCGACGTTGAGAGATCGATCGTCATGATGTTGGATTCTGTACCGTCAGTGAACGCATTTCCAAAGTACATCTTTTCGCTGTTCACTTGAATGTATGCGTTTTGGTTATTGTTCGTATCGATGAAACGGAACGTTGGGTGTTGGTCTTGAATTCGAATATCTCCGTTCACGTGTAACTGACTTTGCGGTGTCGCTGTATTAATACCGACTTGTGCATTTTGATCAATTACCATGGACACCGTGCCATTTTGACCCGGATTAAGTGCGGCATCGTTATGCGAACCACCCTTGAACCATACAAACCCATGTGGTGATCTATAATATTGGTTGTCAGATTGTACACCAATACCATACGTGTTCGAATACAGGTCAATATTTTGTCTCGTGACACTTCCAAACGTCACATGTCCATTGACGAAAACATTCCCGTCAACGTCGAGTTCTTGTTGGGGCACAAGCGTACCAACACCCACCTTCCCGTTTTTAGGAAGAAGTAAAAGGTTAATGTTATCCGTACCAAAATTATTCGAACCTTGAATAAACACAGAACCATTCGGTCCAACACTTTGGTCGATGCCCATACGCGCAGAAAGCCCGCCATCTTCACTCGTGATGTGAAACTGCGAATACTCGACATACGACGGATCACCACTCACCGCGACACCTTTATTCCCATTGATACCCATACGACCAGTCGCCGTGATGACATTACTCGTCACGAGGTTGGAAAGTATTTGACCGTATGAGTGAATGACTGGTTGGTAATGGTAGTTTGGATTTATGACAAATTCCTTTTCTTCGAAGATTTCTATGATTGGGCGATTATAATACTGTGGCGTTTTGGGAGTTCCAATGACACCCGTCGTTGCGTCTTCGTCCCAGATGATAATAGCACACCCAGCTAAATCACCGCTTACGACACCCTGAACATTATAGATCTTAATGAAACCCGGTGGCACTTGAGACACCACATCAAATTCAACATAGTCGTCTGCCGTACCATCCGTTTGAACGATAGTGGCCAAGTTCCCATCATACGCATTCGACGACGCTTGATAATAGGCACTTCCGGGTAAATTTGATTGTCGAGATGTCGAAATCGTCATTTTACGCCCACCGATGTCGAAAATTTCAATCTCACGGAAATGAATCTTCGTACTTTGATTATCGGCTCGATCGATGCGCACCGTCCACGTGTGTACATCATTGTGTACATCGAGACGTGCGTGTGGTGTATCTATACCTATACCAACATTAGACGTCGTCGCAATCGACGTCGTAATGTTTGAAAATTTCATTGACCGTGTCGTGACATTACCCGACAGCGATTCGCTAATTTGTTGAAGTGTGATGTTTGAAAGTGTGCTCGCATCACCAAAATAATAGTCGCTCGTAACGTTCCCGTAGACGTGTACATTTATGCTATTTGACGTATCAGGAATAATATCCTTTGCAACAATCTCGGAGCGTGTAAAACCTATCGCGTACTCTTCATTACCGATACCACTTTGATCGGGGGTTCTGTAAATCGCCATAACATTTGACTTTGCACCATTCCGATCCGTAATTAAGTATGAACCAAGATCGTACCCCAGATTACCCGGATTTTGTTCACCGTACCCAATTAATGGATTACTCACAACGGTAATAGTCGCATAAATTAACTCAGTATCACCGAGCGTCGTAACATTACCAACAATCGTAGTATTCCCACTCACGAATAAGTTACCTCGGACAACGAGTTTCGATTCACCGGTATCATCGATGAATACATTGGATCCAACATCTAACGTGTGAATTGGAGCCGTGTTTACTATACCAACGTTCGATGTCGTGACGAACGATGTCTCTGTGTTGCTAAAAATCAGTTTTGAAGGCACGAACGCCGACGTCGTGGCAATTTGATCGAA